CTAAGTCTTATTAACATATTGAATCACCCCCTCATCTAATAATTTGATTGTTCCTAAAGCATAGAGGCAATCAAGTGTGTTTGAAAACTCGGCAACAGATGAAAATTTCTTGTTTAACTTTTTGTATAGAGTAGCTGGACTTTGACTCCCGTTCTCTAATTCCATGAGAATAATTGGAAGTTTAATCAAGATACTCTTTCTATATGAAATAACTTTATTTGGGAATTTCATTAAACACCTCACAACTCTGTATAAAGAAAGAAATGATAATCCTACAAGCTTCAATATGGCTTGCGGGATTTTTTGTTTTGTCTAGAATCCATTGAGCTAGTTTGTCAACAATTTCTTGTTGGTTCCAGTCCCCTGTGTTTAATCTTTTAAAAGCTTTTTTAATCTCGGATTGGATAATATCTAGGTCTTCAATTTCCTCGAACAAGGAGCCGATGTAGCGATAGTAGGTCAATACATTAACCTGAATTGAATTTTTCAATAAACCATTTTCTGGTAGGATCTTTTGGTCGATTTTTAAAGCGTTCATACTCAATTGTTCAAGATTACCAACCGATTGGAGATTAGCAAGTGACTCTATTATATCTTTGATTTCATCTTCTAAATCAAGTTCTGCCAATACCTGTTGCAATGCATAGTTCGTAGAGTAGTGTTTTTTAAGTGCCGCTAGCTCTAAATATTCGCCCAACTCGGGAGCCGCCAAATACGATTCTGCATGATTTTTACAAAGTGCCAGCTTGTTGTCAAAAGAATCTAGTTTCACTGTTGGTGATAAAAAACTGTTGAACTCAGTGGCTGTACTTTCATCTAAATTACTCGGAAAAATTTCGACAATTCCGTATTGACGAGTAGTGACATTTTTAACTTTCTTAGTGAGCTTCTTGTGACAGATAGGACATTCATTACCAACTTCGTCAAGTAGTGGAAAATCGTCAGTTACGGGTTTTGATTCTGCTAACTTATTAGTGCGGTTAAGTGCATACAAGAAAGTCAAGGCTAAAAATTTCCCAATTTCATTATTATTCAGAAGATTGGAGAATTCTGTGTATTTACGTGCTGGTACGGTTGCATCTACATTAAGACAGTTCAATATTGTCTCGAAAGCATCATCTTTAGTATGTGGATTTAGAATGGGGACAACTTTGGATTCAAAACATTTTATTATATCAGCGATAACCTCTGTTCTGGCTGAAGCCATTTTTAATGCATCTTCAACATCATTTTTTCTTTTGACTAGATTAGAAACTTTTTTATCGTCAATAGTCACATTCACTTCTTCTCGATCTCCTAAAAAGCCCAATATCAAAATACCAAGTGGACCTTGACGATACTGGATTACATTCGATAAGAGGATTTGTATGTACGAAGAAATATTGAATTCAAGCAAAAACAACGCTCCTTTCTACTACTAGAAAAAATAGTGCAAAAACACTGCAAAATGAAGGCAAAGATTTTTGAAGTATATCTAGATACAATTAACTTGTGATTTAATTTCAAGATTTGTTGCTCAGAAAAATTACTAACAAATATATTATATCACGATTTCTAAGAAGAATATATCGGTTTTTGCATTAATTTTAATGCAATTGCAGATTATTTTTCAAAATAATTTAACGTTCATATTATGGTGCGCACCGAAGCGAACGGAAGAATCAAAAAGAAAGTACGAGAAATAGCAGTATTCTGCTTATTTCAAAACTTTGATGATTTTCCGCTTTTTCAGTGTGCTATTTTTATGTACTGATTTCGGTTGCCTCAATACTTTACTTTCAATAGATTTCCTCCGTTCTTGATTGAACAAGAAAACGGAGGGATTTCTAATGAGAAAATTCAAAACAGGTAAGCAAAACCGCATTAATTACATTTACTATCCGGTAAAGGGAGCTCGGGTGCAACTTACACCGAGTGAAGTTAGCGATGATACATTCATTGAAATTCTTCATCACTTTGATGATGAAGAGCTCAATGCAGAGCGTAGGATTAAAGAATATCGGCATGAAACAAGTTTGAACGAGATAGTTTACAACGAAGATGGAAATGAATCCGAAGTTGGCGATTTTATTTCAGATACTTTGTATAATCCATTAGGTTACTTGTTACAAAAGATTGAAGATGAGGAACATCAAGAGACTCTCGAAAAGTTAAGGAACTCAATTTCTGAACTGACACCATTGCAACAAGAAACAATTCAAATGAAATTTTTTGAGAATATGACAAATGTCAGAATTGCAGCTATCCAAGGTAAATCAGAAACTGCTGTCCGCAAATGTTTAAAAGGTGCATTTCAATCACTTAAAAAGAAATTATCATAATGGGGTTCGAATCCCTACAATTTTCCGCTTATAGATATAGAAGTGATAGTCACTTCGGAAAGGAGGTCGAATGTATGGGTTTAAAACACAAGGTTCAAATCAACGTTACCGACAATAAAGGTAACAAACAGGCAGTACTCAAAGGTGGAAGTCGGTCAATTCCAAAGAAATTGTTGAACTTTATCTTGGGTGAGAGTGTGGAACTTTTGGTTCTCACACCAGGTCAGTCAGTCGAATCTGTTGAGATTCACGAAATCAAGGAAGGAAAATAGTAGATGAGTCAAACAAAATTGTTACTTGAGGTGGTTCAGGATATTCAAACTTTGGCAGACAGCTTGCAAGTGCTGTGTGATGCTTTGTTGGCAAATGAGTCAAAAGTTGAAGTTGAAACACCAGTCGCTAAATCGAAAATGAAAGCTAAAACAAAAGAGTCCAAATTGTCACTTGAAGATGTGCGTGCTGTTCTTGCCAGTAAAAGTCAAGCAGGGAAAACGGCTGAAGTGCGTGAATTGATTGAGAAATATGGTGCGAACAAGCTGAGTGATGTAAATGCAAAACACTATGCAGACTTGCTCAAAGATGCGGAGGCGTTGTAATGAAATACGCCCTATTATCAGCATCATCAAGTTCTCGGTGGATTCATTGTCCACCATCCGCAAGGCTTGGAGAAAATTTTGAGAATAAGACCAGCGAGTATGCTAAGCAAGGGACAGATGCCCATAGTCTTTGTGAGTTCAAACTGCAACAGCTTTTAGGTATCAAGGCACGAGCACCAACGCTTGAGTACTATGACGAAGAAATGGCAGATTGTGCGGAAAGCTATGCGACTTATGTCATGGAAGAAATGGCCAAGGCGAAAGAAACTTGTTCTGATCCAGTTGTCATTATTGAACAGAAACTTGATTTTTCAAGATTCGTGCCAGAGGGATTTGGGACTGGTGACTGTTTGATTATTGCGGACGGTACACTTTCGGTTATTGACATGAAGTATGGGCTAGGTGTTTTGGTTGACGCAACTGAGAATCCTCAGATGATGTGCTATGCACTTGGGGCATTGGAACTTTTTGATGGCATCTATGACATCAACGAAGTGAAAATGACAATTTTTCAGCCACGGCGAGAGAATATCAGTACCTACACATTACCAAAAGATAAGCTCATCAAATGGGCGAATGAACTCTTAACACCTGCTTCAGAGCTTGCTTTTAAGGGTGAGGGTGAGTTTAACTGTGGCAAATGGTGCAAGTTCTGTCCTGCGAAAAATGTCTGTCGTAAACGTGCTGACTATAATTTGGAACTTGCAAGACTGGAATTCAAGAAAGCTGAAACGCTATCCAATGCCGAAATCGAAGAAGTATTGGCAAAGGTGGATGACTTGGTTTCATGGGCAACAGATGTGAAAGAATATGCCTTGAAACAAGCACTTTCAGGTAAGGAGTGGACGAATTACAAACTGGTAGAAGGTCGCTCAAATCGGAAGTATGTCAATGATGAAGAGGTTGCAACTGCAGTAGTTACTGCAGGTTTCGACCCTTATGAGAAGAAATTGCTAGGTATCACTGCAATGACTAAATCATTGGGTAAAAAGAAATTTGAAGAAATCCTCGGCGGTTTGGTTGAAAAGCCACGAGGTAAATTAACGCTTGTGCCAACTGCAGATAAACGACAAGCGGTAGTTATCGCAAATGTAAAAGACGAATTCAATGAAATTATGGAGGAAAAATAAATGGCAAATGTAATCAAAACAAAAGTAGTCACAGGTAAAGACACACGTCTTAGTTATTTCCATGGCTGGGAGCCAGTATCAATTAATGGTGGACCAGAGAAGTACAGCGTATCTGTATTGATTCCAAAAGATGATAAGAAAACAATTGATGCAATTGAAAAGGCAGTAGATGCAGCAATCGAAGAAGGACTTGCGAAGTTTGGTGGGAAGAAACCCAATAAGGGAACAATCAAACTTCCACTTCGTGATGGTGATATTGAACGAGATGATGAAGCATACAAAGGGCATTATTTCGTCAATGCCAACAGCACCACACCACCTCAGATTGTGGACCAGTCTGTTAATCCAATTTTAGACCGCAGTAAAGTCTATAGTGGGTGTTATGGTCGCGTGTCGCTGGTTTAACTCAAACGGTAATAAAGGAGTTGCCTGTGGGCTTGGAAATATCCAGTTTATTCGAGACGGTGAGCCACTTGGAGGTAAAACAAGTGCAACTGATGATTTTACGACACTCGAAGATGATGAGTTTCTAGCCTAATAACACATTAGAAATAAGGCGATGGAGTGTGAGTGCTCTGTCGCTTTATTTTTAGAAAGGATGGATTTTATGAAAATTTTATCAGTGGATATCGAGAGCTTCAGCAGTGTTAATCTTCAAAAATCTGGAGTATATAAGTACTGCGAAAGTGAGGATTTCGAGATTCTCTTATTTGCCTATTCAGTAGATAACGCACCAGTTCAAGTCGTTGATTTGGCAAATGGTGAAGAATTACCACCAGAGATTTTGTCGGCATTGACTGATGATTCTGTTCAAAAGTGTGCTTTTAATGCATCCTTTGAGCGTATCTGCTTATCTCGCTTTTTAGGATTGCCGAAAGGACAATACTTAAATCCTAAATCATGGAGATGCACAATGATTTGGGCGGCAACACTCGGTTTACCCCTATCACTTGCAGGTGTTGGTGCAGTGCTTGGCTTAGACAAACAAAAACTGGCAGAGGGCAAAAATCTTATTCGTTATTTTTGTGTACCCTGCACTCCAACCAAGACAAATGGTGGACGAATACGAAACTTGCCAATACATGATTTAAAGAAGTGGGAATTGTTCAAATCTTACAACGTGCGAGATGTAGAAGTCGAGATGGCAATACAAAAGAAACTATCAAGATTTCCCGTATCAGAGGAGATATGGGCAGAGTATCAACTCAGTGAAGAAATCAACGATATAGGAATTGGTCTTGATATGAAGTTTGTGGCATCAGCAATCAAAGTAGATGAAATTTCCAAATTATCAATTCTATCAAAATTGACAGAGTTGACGGGCTTAGAAAATCCAAACAGTGTTTTACAAATGCGGAAATGGTTGTTAGAACAGGGTTTGGAGACAGATAGTCTCGGAAAGAAACAAGTGGAAGTGTTAGTAAATTCTAACTCAGGGCTGTTAAAACAGGTACTTTTACTGCGTCAGAAACTGGCTAAATCATCTGTCAAAAAGTATCAAGCGATGGAGAATTATACTTGCTCAGATAATCGTGCTCATGGCCTCTTTCAATTTTATGGTGCTAATCGGACAGGAAGATTTGCAGGTAGAGGGATACAATTACAAAATCTTCCTCAAAATCATATGTTAGATTTATCAGAGGCACGTTTATTAGTTCGTGAAGGAAATTATGATGCTTTGACTTTGCTTTATGATTCAACACCAGAAGTCTTGTCAGAACTTATCCGCACAGCTTTTGTGCCACAAGATGGTAAGAAGTTCATTGTATCAGATTTTTCTGCGATTGAAGCACGCGTGATTGCTTGGTTGGCAGGAGAAAACTGGCGGCTTGAGGTGTTCAAAAATGGTGGCGATATTTATTGTGCATCAGCTAGTCAGATGTTTCATGTACCTGTTGAGAAGAATGGCGAAAATGCTCATCTAAGACAAAAAGGAAAAATTGCAGAACTTGCCCTTGGTTATGGTGGCTCAGTAGGTGCTTTAACCGCAATGGGAGCATTGGATATGGGATTAGCTGAAGATGAACTCCAGCCACTCGTAACAACATGGCGAAACGCTAATCCCCATATCGTTAAACTATGGTGGGAGGTTGATAAAGCTATCAAAAACTGTATCAAACAACGAACAGCCACAAATTCACACGGTATCAAATTCACTTATAAAAGTGGCATGCTTTTCATCACATTGCTATCTGGTAGAAAATTCGCTTATGTTAAACCACGAATTGGTGAGAACAGATTTGGTGGTGAGTCGGTGACGTATGAGGGTGTCGGTGTAACTAAGAAATGGGAACGTTTAGAAAGTTATGGTCCGAAGTTTGTTGAAAATATTGTGCAAGCCATGGCGAGAGATATTCTTTGTTTTGCGATGAAAAATTTGAGCCAATATCGAATTGTTGGTCATGTGCATGATGAATTAATTATTGAAGTTGATGAAGATGAATCTGTGAGTAATATCTGCGAGCAAATGAGTGCCACGCCGCCATGGGCAAAAGGTTTATTGCTCAATGCGGATGGCTATGAATGTGAGTTTTACAAAAAAGAATAATTTCTTAGGAGAAGGTTGAAAAATCTTCTTCTTTTTTTTGAAAAAATTACGGCTGAGCGCAAGTTTCTGATGATTTTTATTGCCTAACACAGAAAGTTGGAAAAAAATGAATGAATTTCTATTTTAGGGGTTCGAATTGCTCTAATTCTTCGTTTATAGATAAGAGGTAATGACACCTCGAAAATTAAATTTATAGGAGGTTCATCAGATGAACAAAGAATTACAAATTTTCAATAACTTAGAGTTCGGAGAAATTCGGACGACAGTTGTAAATGAGGAACCGATGTTTGTTGGTAAGGATGTCGCTAGTATTCTTGGCTATAGCAATACTAGAAAAGCATTGGCTGATCATGTGGATGCTGAAGATAAGGATGGGGTAACGATTCGTGACGCCATCGGTCGTGAGCAAACGGTCATTTCAATCAATGAAAGTGGGCTTTACAGCCTTATCCTTTCAAGTAAAATGCCAAATGCTAAGAAGTTCAAACGTTGGGTAACTTCTGAAGTACTACCAGCGATTCGGAAACACGGCGTGTATGCGGTTGAAGAATTGATTAATAATCCTGATCTTGCTATTGCTGCTTTGACAGCGTTAAAAGACGAGCGTGACAAGAACAGTTTGTTGAATCAGAAATTGGCTATCCAAAATCAACAAATTTCTGAACTGAAACCCAAGGCAACATATTATGATGTCATTTTGCAATGCAAAGATTTAGTCGCTATTTCTGTCATTGCGAAAGATTACGGTTGGACGGCCAATAAAATGAACCAGTTTCTACATTCAAAAGGTATTCAATTCAAGCAAGGACGTATTTGGTTGCTCTACAAAAAATTTGCGGAGCAAGGTTATACCAGCACGAAAACGCATTCTTACGATGGTAAGGACGGCACAATGCACAGCAACATTCATACCTACTGGACGCAAAAAGGACGTTTGTTTATCTATGATTTGTTGAAAATTGACGGCATTCTACCAATGATTGAAAGAGGTAACGAAAATGACTAGAAATCCAAATTACAAACCGCTGGTCTTCATCAGCTCCCCATTTTCTGGAGATGTTGAATCAAATATTGTAAAGGCAAGAAAATATTGTCGTTTCGCTGTGGATAATGGCTATATTCCAGTTGCACCACATTTGCTATATCCACAATTCATGAATGAGAAAAATGAGCGTGACTCTGCCCTGCATATGGGCATTGTCTTGCTTGGAAAATGCGAGGAGGTTTGGGTATTTGGCGACACGCTTTCGGAGGGAATGTTGCAGGAAGTACTTCAAGCTGAGTATTGGGGAAAAATAGTCCGTTGTTTTAACGAGGCTTGCGAGGAGGTAAAGCATGCTTAATTTCACACTCTATAAATCAGACTTTAGAGGTAATCTGAAAAATTGCCTGTTTCCTACTAAGGTTGATGTAACTGATCAGCAGTCACTACAAAGTGCGATTCAATTTGATCATGTAACTGCTGAGTACAGAGATAGCTATCGGAGTGGGGCAAATTTTCTAAGTTCAAACGTGATTCCACTAGACTGTGACAATGACCACTCCGATAATCCGCAAGATTGGGTAACGTCTGTTGATGTCGCAATGGCGTTTCCAGATGTTTCATTTGGGGTTACTTATTCACGAAACCATATGAAAGATAAGGGCGTGAAGTCAACACGTCCACGTTTTCATGTGTATTTTCCAATCACGACAGTTACAAACGCAGATGAGTATGCTGCATTAAAACAACAAGTTCAAGCGGAGTTTCCGTATTTTGATGATAATGCTCTGGATAGTGCAAGATTGCTTTTTGGTACGCCAAATACTGAAGTTGAGATATTTGAGGGTAGTAAAACTGTTCTTGATTATCTGAATGATGACTTGTTTGTGAATTGGGATGAAGAACAATATCAAATTTCTGAGGGTAGTCGGAATAGCTCTATGAGCCATATTGCGGGAAAACTTATTAAGCGGTTCGGTAATTCTACCGAGGCGCATGAAGAGTTTATCAAAGCATCTGAGAAGTGCCATCCACCATTGCCAGATGAGGAATTGTCTACAATTTGGAATAGTGCCGTGAATTTTTGGAAGAAAGTATCCAAGCAAAAAGATTATATTCCACCAGAACAATACAACTCTGATTGTGCACTTAAGCCTACTGACTATTCAGACGTGGGACAAGCGACAGTATTAGCTCGTGAGTATGCAGGTGTTTTACGCTATTCGCCATCAACGGATTACATCGTTTACAACGGGAGCTATTGGGAGGAGTCTAGTCCAAAAGCTCAAGCTGTGGCACAAGATTTGACTGAGCGTCAATTAGAAGAGGCGGAAACTGAAATCAAGAAAACGATGAAAGAGATGATCGACAATGGGGCTTTTGAAATCCTCGCAAGTGTTGGTGCGAAAAAGGCACAGACTATTTTTAATAAAGCTCAATTGCACTCTTTTGAAAAATACGAAGAGGCGGGAATTTACAAGAAATATGCGATAAAAAGGCGTGATGATAAGTATCTAACTTCAGCCTTAAAGGTTGCTAGACCAAAACTAGAGATTGAGCAACGGATTCTTGACGTGAACGAATTTTTGCTCAATACACCATCTGCTACGTTTGATTTGCAAACTGGCGATAAGCGAGAACACAATGCATCAGACTTTATTACGAAACAGACTGAGTGTGATCCAAGCTCTGATAAGGATAATATTTGGCAAGACGCACTCAGCACGATTTTTTGTAATGACCAAGAGTTGATTGATTATGTCCAAAAAATTGTTGGTTTGGCATCAATTGGTAAAGTTTATGTTGAGGGATTACTTATCTCCTTTGGCGAGGGTCGAAATGGCAAGTCGACATTTTGGAATCTGATTTCTCGTGTCCTTGGGAATTACAGTGGTAGTATTTCTGCCGATATTCTTACAACAGGGATTCGCAGAAATGTGAAACCAGAGCTTGCTGAGGCAAAAGGAAAGCGATTATTGATTGCGGCAGAGCTTGAGGAGGGGATGCGACTCAATACATCAAACATCAAGCAGTTGTGTTCGACAGATGAAATCGCTGCAGAGAAGAAATACAAAGACCCATTCAAGTACGTGCCAACTCACACGCTCGTTCTTTATACGAACCACTTACCCAAAGTTGGTGCGATTGATAAAGGGACGTGGCGCAGGCTGATTGTGATTCCTTTTTTGGCTAAGATTGAGGGGAATGACGACAAGAAGAATTATGCGGATTATCTTTTTGAGAATGCGGGAGGGACTGTTTTACAGTGGATTCTTGAGGGAGCGAAAAAAGTGATTGCGGATGATTATCATATTGCGCTCCCCAAAGTAGTTGAAAATGCAATAAATACTTATAAAAGTGACAATGATTGGCTTGGACATTTTCTAGAAGATTGCTGTGAAATGGATAAAACGTACACTGAGAAATCGGGAGAACTTTATTCCGAATATCGTGCTTTTTGCCTTAGAACGGGCGAGTATGTTCGCAGTGCAGCAGATTTCTATACTGCCTTAGACGCTGTGGGAGTCACGCGCAAAAGAAGCAATAAAGGCGTAATCGTTTATGGTCTCCGTCTAGTTTCCGAGTTTTTGGAATAGCGTATTTTTATTAAAAGTGTAGCCCCATGTAGGGTCTTACCTTACTTTTCCTAGTAAGTAAAAAAATACTACCTATAGAAAAGTTAATGTAAAGGGGTACATGGGGATACACTAAAAAATTTGGAGGTTGAAATGTTAGAAAAAATAATTGAACAAAAGCTTGGTATAGCAGTCAAATCAGCAGGTGGTCGCTGTTTAAAGTTTATAACACCAACACTTGATGGTGTTCCAGATAGACTTGTCTTAATGCCCCAAGGTCGAATTGCCTTTGTGGAAGTCAAACAGAAAGGGCAGAAACCCAGACCACTACAAGTTTTACGAATGAAACAATTGACGAATCTAGGGTTTAGGTGTTTTGTTCTTGATGATATTGAGCAGATACCTGAAATTGTAAAAACGTTAGGAGGTGATGCCAAATGAAGTTCATATCACATGACTACCAGAAATTTGCGATTGAGCATATCAAGAAGAACAAAATTTCTGCCTTATTCCTTGATATGGGCTTGGGTCGGAAAAACTGTGACGACTCTGAGTGCTATAAAAGATTTGATGTTTGATGAGTTTGAGATTGGTAAGGTATTGATTATTGCACCACTTCGGGTAGCACGTGATACATGGCCAACGGAAATTGACAAATGGGATCACCTAAAAGACATGACGTATTCAGTTGTCATGGGAACGCCAAAACAGAGAATAGCAGCACTTCAGAAATCGGCGAATCTGTATCTCATCAACCGTGAGAATGTTGATTGGCTGATTACGAAAAGTGGCAAAGCTTTTGATTTCGATATGGTTGTAATTGATGAGCTGAGTTCGTTCAAAAATTACAAGGCAAAGCGATTCACGAGTTTGATGAAAGTCAGAAATAAAGTCAATCGAATTGTTGGTTTGACTGGGACACCTTCGAGTAACGGTTTGATGGATTTGTTTGGCGAGTTCAAACTACTGGATATGGGCGAGCGACTTGAATATTACATTACACATTATCGTGAGAAGTATTTTGAGCCAGACAAACGAAATGGGATGAGGATATTTTCTTGGAAACCAAAATCTTGGGCTGAGGAGGCAATCTACGACAAGATTTCAGATATCACGATTTCGATGAGGTCAGCTGACTTTCTTGATATGCCTGAGTGCGTGATGAATGAAGTTTCCGTTTCTTTATCAATCAAGGAATTAGACAACTACAATGAGTTTAAGGAACAGTTGGTTGTTGAACTAGGTGACACGGAAATTGATGCAGCCAATGCGGCGGTTCTTTCAGGTAAACTACTTCAGATGGCAAATGGAGCAGTTTATGACGAGGACAACGAAAGTATCCCAATTCATGATCGAAAACTTGATGCTTTGGAAGATTTAATTGAGGGCGCAAATGGTAAGCCACTACTCATTGCTTATTGGTTTCAACATGATTTGGCGAGAATTAAAAGTCGTTTCAAGGTACGACAAATCAAGTCAAGTCGGGATATACAGGATTGGAACGAGGGAAAGATTGAAGTTGCGATGATTCACCCAGCAAGTGCAGGACATGGTTTGAATCTTCAAAGTGGTGGCTCAACGCTTGTGTGGTTTGGGCTAACGTGGTCACTAGAATTGTACCAACAAACCAATGCACGACTTTGGAGACAAGGACAAAACGATACCGTTGTGATTCATCATATCATTGCGAAAGATACAATTGACGAAGATGTGATGAAAACATTGAAACTAAAAGAGAAAACGCAAAATTCACTGATTGATGCAGTGAAAGCAAGATTAGGAGGAAGATAGAAATGACACCAAAGGAATATTTGAAACAAGCCGATAGATTAAATGAGCGAATTAATTCTTTACTTACTGAAGTTGATGAATTGAGAGCATTATCGTTTAGCGTACCAACAACAAGATTTAGAGAAAGAGTGCAAACAACAAGAAGCAATGAGGCATCATTTGTTCGTTGCTTGACTAAAATTGCAAAGCTAGAAGATAAGATTAACAAAGAAATCGACCATTTAATTGATTTGAAAATTGAAATTGGCGAGGCAATTGAACGAGTAAATAATACTGAAGAACGTATATTATTGCGTTACAGATATGTAAACAGCTACTCTTGGGATAAAATCTACGTTTTGATGAACAGATCAAAGAGTGGCACACATCGAATCCATTCTCAAGCACTACACCACTTTCAAGTACCTAACTCAAAAGTTGGGACACAAATGGACTAAACTGGACTTGTTTAGACTGGGAGAGTTGATATAATAGTATTATGAAAATATTGTAAAAGCACAGAGCCTTTGAGGAGTAATCCTTGAAGGCTCTTCTCATGTTCAAATGGAGGTAACATGCAATGCCAAGAAGTCCACGCAAGCCATGCAAGTTCCAAGGCTGTCCGAATCTAACTGATGGAGACTACTGTGAGGAACATAAAGATAAAGCAAGGAAACGTTACGAAAAGTATGAACGTGACCCAGCAACCTCAAAGCGTTACGGCAGAGCTTGGCGAAAGATACGTGCGAGGTATGTTGCAGAGCACCCTCTGTGTGAGATGTGTTTAGAAGAAGGACGGCTGACACCTGTCGAACACGTACATCACATCATTGAGTTGAGTGTTGGTGGTACAAATGATTTTAGTAATTTGATGAGTGTATGTAAGCATCATCACTCAAAGATTCATAGAACTAGAATGAACTTAAAAGACAAGAGTGCATTGTAAGAATAGGTGGTAGGGGATGTCAATCTCTACCACTATTTTTATGCACCAGCGGCGTGGGGTCACACGCACAAAGTTTTGAGTTCAAAGGGGGGATAGCCCCTAGATAATGAAATGAGGTGAAAAATAGTGTCAAAAGATGGAACAATGCGTGGTGGCAGAAGAACTCGTTCAGGGGAACGTCCGCAAGCATTAGTTGATAAAATCTCCGCTGGAAAATCTGTCAAGCGGATGGAAATAGATGATTTGCCAGATGTTGATTTATTGGTCGGTGGAGATATTGGTGAAGGAGTGGAACTTGAAGGTAGCTATTTCCCAGAGCCAAGTGAATATCTGTCGGCAAAGCAAAAAGATGGAACGATACTCGGGGCTGATGATATTTACCGTGATGTTTTTGAATGGCTACATGATAGAGGGTGCGATAAGTTAGTCGCTCCTCGAATGGTCGAAGCATACGCTCAGAATTTTGCTCGTTTTGTGCAATGCGAAACAGCACTGAGCCAATATGGTTTGTTAGGAAAGCACCCAACCACATCGGCAGTAATGGCATCTCCGTTTGTTGCGATGAGTCAGAACTTTCAAAAGCAGGCAAATGTCATCTGGTATGAGATTCAACAAATTGTAAAAGAAAATTGCAGTGTGGAATATACGGGAGATCTTAACACGGATGCAATGGAGAAATTATTACGCTCAAGGAAAGGAAATTAATATGATTGAAAAAGTAAATCCGAGTCACCCAGACAAGGTGGCAGATAGAATAGCAGGAGCCATTGTCGATTTAGCTTATGCAACTGAAGAAAATCCTAAAATAGCAGTTGAAGTTTTGATTGGTCACGGTAAATGCCATGTGATGATTGAAACATCGGCTACTCTTTCTTTTGATGAAGTGAAACGTGCGATTAACCGTATCGCAGGTGACGTGAAACAAGATATTGTAATTGTTCCACAAGACAAAGAATTGGCGGCTAATCAAGTTGATGAAATTCGCTGTGGAGATAACGGTATCTTCAAGGGTGTGCCACTCACAGAAGAACAGCTCAAACTTTCAAAAACTGCTCGAAACCTTTACGAAAAGTATCCAATGGACGGCAAATACATTCTTGATGGAGAAAGGTTAATTATTTGTCAAAGCCATGCGAAAACAACTGACTTACAGAAATTGTATCCAACTGCACAGATTAATCCACTAGGTGATTGGACGGGTGGAACTGATGTTGATACAGGGGCAACCAATCGTAAACTTGGTTCTGATATGGCTGACTCTGTTACTGGTGGTGGCTTACACGGTAAAGACTTATCTAAAGCTGATGTATCAATTAATATCCATGCGTTCCTTAAGGCCCAACAAACAGGAAAACCTGTCGAGTTGGTGTGCGCCATTGGTGATGAGAAAGTTGATGGCTTGCCTTACTCGGAAATTGTAGAGGAAGCCAGAGACTTCGTGGATCAGCTTGGAGGCTTTGAGAAACTTGCGAAATGGGGGTTATTCTAATGACAAAAACGATAGACCGATTTGAAAAAGTTGATATTGAAAAGCTGATACCCTATATCCGAAATTCTCGAACTCACTCGAAGGAGCAAGTGCTACAACTTCGAGCCTCTATCCGTGAGTTCGGATTCTTGAATCCATGCTTGATCGATAAGGAGTATAATGTCATTTCTGGGCACGGCAGAATCACTGCGGCAAAGGAAGAAGGCATCAAGGAAGTCCCGTGTATCTTTATAGAACATCTGACAGATGCACAAAAACGAGCTTACATCATTGCCGACAACAAACTCGCCATGAATGCGAGTTGGGATGAAGAAATGCTCTCGATTGAGTTATCAGACTTACAAGGTGCGGAATTTGATTTGGATTTACTTGGCTTTGACGCTTCTGAGATTGATCAGTTGCTTAATGGTGATGCAGAAGGACAAGATGATGATTTTGATGTGGATGCTCAGCTAGAGAAACCAACTTTTTCAAAAGCAGGAGACTTGTGGCTTTTGGGCAATCATCGTCTTGTCTGTGGCGATAGCACCAATCAAGAAACCTATGATGTTCTGATGGATGGGAAGAAGGCAAATCTCTGTGTGACAGATCCACCTTATAATGTGAACTACGAAGGGGCGGCTGGAAAAATCAAAAATGACAATATGGCAAACGAGGAGTTCTACAGTTTTCTGTATGATGCTTTTTCTTGTATGGAAAAGGCAATGGCTGATGATGCTAGCATTTATGTATTCCACGCTGATACGGAAGGGTTGAATTTTCGTAAAGCCTTCGTTGAGGCAGGCTTTTATTTGTCAGGGACGTGTATTTGGAAGAAACAAAGTCTTGTCCTTGGGCGTTCGCCATACCAGTGGCAACATGAGCCAGTTCTCTATGGGTGGAAAAAGAAAGGCAAACATCAGTGGTACACAGGTCGTAAAGAATCAACCATTTGGGAATTTGATAAACCTAGGAAGAATGGTGACCATCCTACGATGAAACCAATCCCACTACTTGCCTATCCTATTACAAACTCAAGTATGAGCAATTGCATCGTCCTCGATCCATTCGGTGGTAGCGGCTCGACTTTGATTGCCTGTGAGCAGACGAATCGCATCTGTCACACGATTGAACTTGATGAGAAGTTTGTGGATGTTATCGTGAACCGCTACATCGAACAAGTCGGAACATCTGAAAATGTCACACTGATCCGTGACGGCAAAACATACAAATACAGTGAGGTGACTGGTGATGAGTAATTTAACTTTAGGTAGCTTATTTTCTGGTAGTGGTGGCTTTGAATTAGGTGGACTCCTGAGTGGGATTACACCTAAGTGGGCTTCAGAAATTGAACCATTTCCAATTCGAGTGACAACCAAACGGTTACCACAGGTTAAACATTTAGGAGATATTAAAACTATCCACGGAGATGAAATCACACCCGTGGATATTATTACATTTGGCAGTCCGTGTACTGACTTATCCATTGCAGGAAAACGTGCAGGACTTGAGGGTGATAAGTCATCCTTATTTTACCAAGCTATCCGAATAGTCAAAGAAATGAGGGAGAAAACTAATGGAGAAAAACCAAGATTTATCGTGTGGGAAAATGTCTGCGGGGCATTTTCCTCAAACAAAGGCGAGGACTTCAGAAGTGTCCTCGAAGAAATCTGCCAAATCAAAGATGAAAACCTTACTATCGCTCAACCTAAAAAGTGGGCAAATGCAGGAAGAATCGTGGCAGATAACTTCTCACTTGCATGGCGAGTGTTTGACGCTCAGTATTGGGGAGTTCCCCAACGCAGAAAACGTATCTACCTTGTCGCAGATTTTAGAGGCGAATGTGCCAACAAAATATTATTTGAGTCAGAAGGCTTGTCTGGGTATTCTGCGAAGAGCTTCCGTGCGTGGCAAAGAGCTACCACAAGTTTTAAAGAAAGCGCTAAAGATGCAAGCAACCTGTGCTTAAACGACCAAGGTGGCAGTCGAATGGATGTGACCAAAGATATGACTTGTACTTTAAGGGCAACATCGAACCACCCACCGTTAGTATTTGAAAATCATAGCCAAGATAGCAGATTTAAAGGACCACTTGAAACCGCTCAAACTGTTCTTGCGACTTACGGAACTGGTGGGAATAATCAGCCCTTTGTCGTTGAACTAAAAACATATGATGTGAGATTAACATCTGAAAGAACAGTAAATTCACGAGCGAACATCTATGAAAGTGACACTTCACGAACGATTGATACTTCTGGGAATGCACCAGATAGCAATCAAGGAGGTATTGCAGTTGTCTCTGTTCAAGGTTCTATGATTGGTCGCAGTGATGAAAATGGACCGAAAGGAAGTGGTATAGGTGAAGAGGTTAGTTTTACGCTTAATACAGTGGATAAGCACGCAGTGGCCTATTCATCAAGTAAGAATTCGCATTTTACACAGGCAGAAAAAGAAAGGGCGAGTACACTGGTCGCCACTGATTACAAAGATCCTCCGCTAGTCAATGATGGTAGATATATTGTTCGTAGACTGACACCAACGGAATGTGCAAGACTGCAAGGCTTTCCATCTTGGTGGTGTGAGAGCCTTGAAACTGAAAACCTAGCTGAAGATGATTTAATATTTTGGAGAGAGGTATTTGAAACCTACCGATTAGCAGTTAAGCCAAGCGTAAAACCAAAGACAGATAAGCAAATCTTGAAATGGTTAGCTAATCCATATTCTGATTCTGCTTCTTATAAGATGTGGGGTAATGGAGTCGCTTTACCAAATGTCATATTCGTGCTTAGTGGCATTGCCTACTATGCTCAAAAATAATTAGAAATATCGCATAAAAGACTTGCTATTATAGGCGTTTAGAGTGATATATAGTGTAGCGAAAATAAGAGGAGGTAGGCGAATGTTTCCAAATAGAAAAATAGTAGAAAGGCTTAAAAAACAATATCCAAAAGGCGCACGAGTGAAATTGGTAAAAATGGACGATACATATGCACCACCAATTGGAACACTTGGAACGGTAAGAGGTGTGGATGACATTGGTTCTATCATGGTTTGTTGGGACAATGGTTCGGGTTTGAGTGTGGCTTATGGCGAAGATATGGTAACGAAAGTTGAGGCGGTTTGAAATGAAAAAAGTAAGTAAACGCAAAATCTACAACATTGCTAAACCACATATTTATGAACTTGAGGAACGTGGCGATTTACAAGCACATAACAGCGACTCGGAAGACTTCCTTGATGTTGCGGTTTGGAGCCTTGAGAAAGCACTTGTGGCGGCGTACGAGCAAGGAAAGTTGGATGCTCAAAAAGCATATGAGAAGGAGAAAAAAGATGAACTCAAAAATTAAGGAGCAGATACTGGCAGTCAGAGAAACAGGTCAAACAAATATGTTAGATGCGACTACTGTTCAGCGAATTGCCAATGACAAAAATTTCTTTGAACTTGTGATTTTCATTGAAGAACATAAAAATGATTACACAAATTTCATTATGACAGGAGAATCCAATGATTGAAAAAATCTATTTTCCAGAAAATGATTATGGGATTAAAGAAGGTTATTACGCATGGCATGAGTTAGTGGCTTTGCTCAGAGAAAACTGCGATAAAGCTGATGTTGTACGATTTATCGCTGATATGATGGAATAATAACTTAAACAGGACTTAGCAAGGACAGCTTGAAAGGCTGTTTTTTGCGTTGCGAAGAAAGGAGTTGACAGCTGTTGCGAAAATTAAAGAAATACAAACCAACGAAGTTTAAAGCGAAAGATTCTGTCTACAATGAGACACTGGCAGATTACGCTGTTAACTTTATTGAATGTTTATGTCATACGAAAGGCACATGGGCAGGCAAACCATTTGAATTAATTGATTGGCAAGAACAGATTATTCGAGATTTATTCGGCACTATTAAGCCAAACGGCTACAGGCAATTCAATACGGCATACATTGAAATTCCCAAAAAGATGGGCAAACAGGTATCACTTAACACACTCATTCCCATACCAGATGGTTATACGACTATGGGAGATATTAAAGTTGGAGATACTGTTTTTGATGAAAGAGGACATGAATGCCAAGTTGTCGCCAAAAGTAACATTGATTATCAAGAAAAAGCCTATCGAATCATATTTAAAGATGGTGAAGTCATTGACGCAGGGGCAAACCATCAGTGGGCTGGACAATGGACTTATGGCAAAAAGAAAAATTGTACGATGACAACAAACGAATTATTTCATCTTCCTAAAGACGGTAATTCCTATAGATTTCGTATTCCAATTGCCAAGTCGATTCAGACGGATTCAAAGGAATTATTGATTGAACCTTATTTGATGGGTTACTGGCTAGGAAATGGGAATGCTGTCAAGCCAGAAATCACCATTAAGACGGAAGATATAGCAGGAGTTCTTAAAAATATTGTTGGCTATTATGATATTAGTAGCACATGGCTAAATGTCGGTGATAGCATTGTGGTGAATATTCCTGCATTAAGGCCTATATTGCTTCATAGCTTTCATGAAAAGAAAATACCAATAGAATATTTACGTGCTAGTCATGGGCAACGTCTGAGATTGTTACAAGGACTAATGGATTCAGATGGATGTGTGAATGGGTTGAAAGGTCAGGCTATTTATACCTCAACAGAAAAAATGTTGTCTGAGTCTGTAAGTGAGTTGCTTTGGAGTTTAGGGATAAAAAATGCGATTTCTGAAGCTGAATCTACGCAAAGGGTTGATTGGAATTTAAAAAGTAGTGAATGTGGACGTATTTCGACGGGAGAAACTTTATATTATGTGAAATTTACGGCATTTGAGGATACAAGAATCTGTGGTTTAACGAGAAAGCAGAAGAATAGTACAAAACGAAATCCAAGAACTAGAAGTCATTTTAGGTATATAGATAGAATCATTCCGATTAAGAATAGGGGAATGCAATGTATTCAGGTAGATAGTCCATCACATCAGTATTTGATTGGCAAATCCTATCTGCCAACACATAATAGTGAACTTGCTGCGGCTGTTGCACTACTGCTTACGTGTGGCGATGGTGAGGAGCGTGCTGAAGTGTACGGCTGTGCGGCTGATAGGCAACAGGCAACCATTGTGTTTGACGTAGCTGCTGATATGGTTCGAATGTGTCCCGCTTTGAACAAGCGTGTGAAAATATTAGCCTCACAAAAACGGATAATTTTTCAACCGACAAATAGCTTTTATCAAGTGTTGTCCGCTGAGGCTTATAGCAAGCATGGTTTCAACATTCACGGTGTGGTGTTTGATGAACTTCATACGCAGCCGAATAGAAAACTGTTTGATGTTATGACCAAAGGTTCAGGGGATGCGAGAACACAACCCCTTTACTTTTTAATCACAACTGCTGGTACAGATACCAATTCTATCTGTTTTGAAACACATCAAAAGGCATTAGATATTATCGAGGGACGGAAAAAGGATGCGACCTTTTATCCTGTGATTTACGGCGCTAAGGAATCGGATGATTGGACTGATCCAAAAGTCTGGAAGAAAGCAAATCCGTCACTTGGTATTACAGTAGGGATTGACAAAGTTAAAGCAGCTTGTGAATCCGCCAAGCAGAATCCTGCAGAAGAAAATTCGTTCCGACAGTTACGACTCAACCAATGGGTCAAGCAAGCTATACGTTGGATGCCAATGGATAAATGGGACGCTTGCTCATTCAAGGTCGATGAAGAAATGTTAAAAGGTAGAGTTTGTTATGGTGGACTTGACCTTTCAAGCACAACGGATATTACAGCTTTTGTTTTGGTTTTTCCACCACTTGATGAAGAAGATAAATTTTGCGTTTTGCCTTTCTTTTGGATTCCAGAAGATACGCTAGATTTGCGAGTCAAACGAGATCATGTCCCTTATGACTTGTGGGAGAAACAGGGGTTCGTCCAGACGACTGAGGGGAATGTGGTACATTATGGCTATATCGAAACATTCATTGAAAATTTAGGGAAAAAGTTCAATATCCGAGAAATTGCTTTTGACCGTTGGGGCGCAGTGCAAATGGTGCAGAATTTAGAAAACATGGGATTCACAGTTGTACCATTCGGACAAGGCTTTAAAGATATGAGTCCACCGACTAAAGAGTTGATGAAACTGACACTTGAAAAGAGATTGGCTCATAGTGGTCATCCAGTCCTACGTTGGAATATGGATAATATTTTCATTCGAACTGACCCTGCAGGTAATATCAAGGCTGATAAGGAAAAATCAACTGAGAAGATTGATGGTGCGATTGCGGCTATTATGGCGCTTGATAGAACGATAAGATGTGGCAATGATAATGGTGCGAGTGTTTATGATGATAGAGGATTATTTGTGATTTAAAAAAGGTTGCTATTGTTCCGTTAATTCGTTTTGTGTTATTCCGATAAGTTGCTATTGTTCCGATAAAAGGTTATAATTAGTGAAAGATTGGAGATGCGAACATGTATATTACCGTGAAACAAGCCGCCGAGAAGTGGGGGATTTCTGATAGACGAGTTAGAATTCTTTGTGCTGAAGGAAAAATAGTTGGTGCAATTCAACTTGGACGTGCTTGGAAGATTCCTCATGATGCTGTAAAACCTTCTGATGGTAGGTACAAGTCAGAAGAGAATCAATTGAAAAAGATTGATGAAAAAAAACGTGAACTTGATTCAAAACGTCCACTAACTTCAGGGGAATTAGAGAGATTAACGGAAGAATTTATTGTAGAATATACTTATAATTCTAATGCGATTGAAGGGAATACCTTAACGCTTCGTGAAACAGATATGGTTTTACGTGGTCTCACTATTGATAAGAAACCGTTAAAAGACCATATGGAGGCGATTGGTCATAAAGAAGCATTTGAATTTGTTAGCAGTTTAGTGAAGGAAAATGCACCAATTTCTGAAAGTATCATCAAGCAAATTCATTATCTTGTTTTGGCCGATAAGAAAGAAGATAGAGGTATCTATCGAAAAGTTCCTGTACGCATTATGGGAGCAGCACATGAACCTGTTCAACCTTATATGATTGCACCAAGTATGGAGCAGTTAATGAAAAAATATCATGAGAGTGACGAACATGTTATTCCTCGGTTGGCACGATTTCATATTGAATTTGAAAGCATACATCCATTTATTGATGGGAATGGCCGAACAGGTCGATTGCTAGTCAACCTAGAGTTGATGAAAGCAGGGTTTCCGCCAATTGATATTAAGTTTACTGATAGGGTCAATTATTATACAGCTTTTGATGACTATCATGTTAAACACAATCTAGCAGCTATGGAAAAATTATTTGCAGGGTATGTAGATGAGAGACTAGATTCATATTTGACAATGCTTTCCGACTAATATATCGTAAATTGAATTGAGATAAAATCAAAAATTATTATCAAGCATCTATCAAATCGGTGGGTGCTTTTCTTATGCCCCAAAACAAAGGAGGTTGATGTGTATGGGAATATTTACAGGTTTATTCAAATCAAGAGACAAACCAAGCGATAGCACTGTTGGAAGTGGCTATCGTTTTTTAATGGGCGGAACAACAAGTGGCAAATCTGTCACAGAACGAAGTGCTATGCAAATGACAGCAGTTCACTCATGCGTGAGAATTTTATCTGAGGCAGTCGCAAGTCTGCCACTTCATTTGTATAAACAAACTGAAACGAGTAAGGAAAAGGCAATAGACCATCCACTGTATTTACTTTTGCATGATGAGCCAAATCCAGAGATGACCTCGTTCGTTTTCCGAGAGACGTTAATGACACATCTGTTGCTTTGGGGTAATGCCTATGCTCAAATCATTAGAAATGGTAAAGGCGAGGTGATAGGACTTTATCCGTTAATGCCAAATCGCATGGGTGTGGATAGGGATAAGAATGGCGCGCTTTATTATATTTACACTGTGACTACTGGTGATGCTATGAAAGGCAATCAAGTCAAACTTCATTCATCTGAAGTTTTGCATATTCCAGGACTAGGGTTTGATGGCTTAGTAGGCTACTCACCAATTGCGATGGCAAAAAATGCGATAGGTATGGCGATTGCCTGTGAGGAATATGGGGCGAAGTTCTTCGCTAATGGTGCAGCACCTAGTGGGGTATTAGAACACCCCGGAACCTTAAAAGACCCTGTCCGAATTCGTGAAAGTTGGCAACAGACCTTTGGTGGGTCAAGCAACTCGCATAAGGTGGCAGTTTTGGAAGAAGGCATGAAGTACACACCGATTTCCATATCGCCAGAACAAGCCCAATTCTTGGAGACAAGGAAGTTTCAAATCAATGAGATAGCTCGAATTTTCAGAGTGCCACCACACATGGTTGGTGACCTTGAGAAATCGAGCTTTTCTAATATTGAGCAGCAATCACTTGAGTTTGTGAAATATACGCTTGACCCTTGGGTATTACGGATTGAGCAATCAATGATTCGTTCACTTTTGACTAAAGAAGAAAAGAAGAAATATTTCATTAAGTTCAATGTGGATGGGTTACTTCGAGGCGATTATCAATCACGGATGAACGGTTATGCGACAGGTCGTCAAAATGGCTGGATGAGTGCCAATGATATTCGTGAGCTTGAAAATCTTGACCGTATTCCTAAAAGTGAGGGTGGCGATTTATATTTAATTAATGGCAACATGCTCCCGTTAAAAGATGCAGGAGCTTATGCAAATAAAACGACTAAGGGAGAGGAGGAAAACAAAAATGAAGAAGTTTTGGAAGTGGAAGAATCAAACAGTGATAAATCAAAAGACACTGGAGGAAGTGCAGGAGAGAACCCTGTTCCTAAATGGCACAATCGCTGAGGATAGTTGGTTTGATGATGATGTCACACCTAAGTTGTTTCAGAGTGAACTTATAAGTGGTGAGGGAGACATTACTGTGTGGATTAATTCGCCCGGAGGCGATTGTGTGGCAGCGGCACAGATTTACAACATGCTGATGGACTACAAAGGGAATGTCACGATTAAGATTGATGGCATTGCGGCAAGTGCAGCGAGCGTGATTGCGATGGCTGGTACAAAAGTGTTCATGTCGCCAGTATCAATGCTAATGATTCATAATCCTGCAACAATGGCTTGGGGCGACAGTGCTGAAATGAAAAAAGCGATTTCTATGCTTGATGAAGTCAAGGAAAGTATCATCAACGCTTATGAAATTAAGACGAGAATGAACCGTGTGAAATTATCACATCTCATGGATTCAGAAACTTGGATGGATGCTCATAAGGCAGTTGAACTTGGATTTGCGGATGATATTTTACATCGAGAAACGAATGAAATTGTAGAGGACTTGACACCGACATCAAATATGATGTTCTCACAAGTTGCAGTCACAAATTCACTCATGGATAAGATTGCACATCATTGCAAAATTGATAAACCAAAGCCACAAATTCAACAAGAACAAATAAATAGCAAGTCAACAAAAGCCGATTCACTTATGAGTCGGCTTAATTTAATTAAAAATTGGAGGTAAGCAAAATGGATAAGATTTTAGAATTACGAGAAAAGAGAAACAAAGCATGGGAGGCGACAAAAGCCTTTGTTGAAACGAAAAAGGATAAGGACGGCCTTTTATCTGAAGAAGATGCGAAAGTCTATGCAGAAATGGAAGATAAAGTGAAAAATTTTGGTATTGAAATCGAACGTTTGGAAACAATGCAACAGATGGAGAATGAACTATCAAAACCTGTTAATCAGCCACTAACTTCACGTCCTATGGCAGACGGAAAACAAGCCGAAAAGACTGGTCGAGCAAGAGATGAATACAAAGAGGGAATGTTACAGGCTTTCCGTTCGAATTTCAAACAGGTTTCAAACGTCCTTCAAGAAGGCGTGGATTCGGCTGGTGGCTATCTTGTGCCAGAAGAATATGACAAACGTTTGATTGACGGTTTGACTGAAGAAAATGTCATTCGTGCGCTTGCAACAACAATCACAACAAGTGGCGAACACAAAATCAATATTGCAGCGACTAAAGCTGCGGCATCGTGGATTGAAGAAGGTGGCACACTGACTTTCGGCGATGCGACATTTGACCAAATCTTGATGGATGCACACAAACTTCATGTGGCAATCAAGGTGACAGAGGAGTTGCTATATGATAACGCATTTAACTTGGAGGGCTATATCATTGACCAGTTCGCTAAGGCACTTGGTAATGCGGAAGAAGATGCGTTCTTGAATGGCGATGGGGTTGGCAAACCACTGGGGATTTTTGCGGCAACAGGCGGTGGTCAAATTGGTATCACGACCAATACGCAGAGTGCGATTACGGCTGATGAGATTATCAATTTGATTTATGCCTTGAAACGGCCCTATCGGAAAAATGCCGTGTTTATCACAAATGACCAAACCTTGTCAGTGATTCGCAAGTTAAAAGATGGCAATGGTGCTTATCTGTGGCAACCATCTCTTCAACAAGGTGAGCCAGACCGATTACTTGGCTATCAGATCCAAACTTCGCCTTATGTGCCAACGATTGCGGCTGGTCAACCAGTTCTTGCTTTTGGGGACTTCAGTTACTATAACATTGGCGACCGTGGCACTCGTTCATTTGCGGAATTGAAAGAGCTTTTTGCGGGAAATGGCTTAGTCGGCTTCCTTGCAAAAGAGCGTGTGGACGGTAAACTTGTCTTACCAGAAGCCATTCAGATTTTGAAAATGAAAGGCACCGCATCGTAATAGGTTAGGAGATTGAAGTGATGGATAATTTATTCGAAAAGGTCAAAGCAAATCTGATTATTTCTCATGATGAAGATGATGAATTGATTATAGTATTCATCACTTCAGCGATTGCCTATGCGGAAAGTTACCAACATATCACAGAAGGATATTACTCTGAAAATGAAATGCCTGCAACAACGGAACAAGCAATCATTATGCTGTCATCTCACTTTTATGAAAGCCGTGATGGTTCGACTGGAGGGTTTTACGCAGACAACGTGAATGCAAGTAGCCAAATCTGGAATACCGTTAATATGTTACTCAGACTAGATAGGCGGTGGCAACTATGAGTTTTGGAAAGATGAATCAGCAGGTTGAAATTCGGAATAACTCGCCATCAAAAGATGCGGACGGTTTTCTAGTTTCAAGCGATACAGTGCTCGCAACAATCAGAGCATATCGAGAAAACCAACATGGCAATGAAAAATGGGCAAATATGGCGACCTTTTCATCAGCGACAGCCCTTTTCAGATTTCGAATGATTCCAAATCTGAAAGTGACAACTGAGATGATTCTTGTTTGTAATGATGAGCGATTTCAAATTTTATCCGTAGAAGACGTGCGAAATCGTGGGATGTACCTTGAAGTCTTAACTGAAAAAATTGAAGGGAGTAAAAAGTAATGGCGAATGTTCAGATGAAACTGCCAGATGACTTTCTGCTTGCTTTATCTAAATTAGAAGGCAGAACAGATGAGATACTCTCAAAAGCTCTTGAGAGTGGTAGTCAAGTAGTCGAATCAAAAGTTAGAGGTAATCTATCAGCGGTCATTGGCACAGGAACGAAAGTATCAAGTCGTTCAACAGGAGAACTGGAACGTGCCTTGGGTGTTTCAAAACCATTGCAAGACAGAAATGGCGATTGGAATATCAAGGTTGGCTTTTCTGAGCCGAGAAGTGATGGTAAATCAAATGCCATGATTGCGAATATCATCGAATATGGTAGACACGGACAACCTGCAAAACCCTTTTTAAAACCAGCCAAATCACAAAGTAGAAAGGCTTGTCTCGAGGCAATGAAAACGAGATTACAACAGGAGGTGGACAGTATATGAATATTTTATCAGAATTAAATGCACTACTTGATGAGCGTTCAATTCCTGTTGAGATTGGAGTCTTTAGTGGTGTGCCACCAGATGAATATTGTGTGTTGACACCACTTTCAGATAGCTTTGAAATATTTAGTGATAATAGACCGCAGATTGATTTGAATGAGGTACGAATTTCATTATTTTCAAAAGGGAATTATCTGCAGACTAAACAGAAAATTACTAAAGTGCTTATTGAGGCGGAATTTACAATCACAAACCGATTATTTGTCGGCTTTGAAAATGACACGGGCTACTACCATGTAGCGATTGATGTTGCAAAATATTATGAAATTGAAACGGAGGAGTAAAGATGGCAACAGTAGGATTGGATCGACTTTTTTATGCACCGATTACGGAATCAGCTACGACTGGTGATGAAACTTATGGCACACCAGTCATGCTTGCCAAGGCAATGACTGCTGAATTATCAGTAGAACTTGCCGAGGCAACGCTTTATGCGGATGATGGGGCAAGTGAAGTCGTCAAGGAATTTAAAAATGGGAAACTCACACTTGGCGTTGATAATATCGGGCGAAGTGTGGCGAGTACTTTGACAGGTGCCACCACTGATGACAATGGTGTACTGATTTCAGCTAGTGAAGATGGCGGTACACCAGTAGCAATTGGTTTTCGTGCTAAGAAGTCAAACGGCAAGTACAAATATCTCTGGCTTTATCGTGTGAAGTTTGCCGTACCAAGTACAAGCCTTGCGACTAAAGGTGATAGTGTCACTTTTTCAACGCCAACAATTGAGGGAACGGTCATGCGAAGAAACAAACTCGATGAACAGGGGAAACACCCATGGAAAGCCGAAGTAGATGAGGGCGATACAGACGTGTTACCTGCAACAATTAGTGCTTGGTACACTTCGGTGTATGAGCCCAGTTTTGAATAGGAGGCAGATGAAATGGCAGATGAAAGAAGTGCAAGTATTACGATTGGTGATGACCAGTTTGAACTAATTCTGACAACCAAGGCAACTAAACAGATAGCTAAACGTTATGGTGGGTTAGAAAATCTTGGCGAGAAATTGATGAAGTCAGAGAATTTTGAAATGGCGCTTGATGAGATTATTTGGCTGATAACCATTTTGGCGAATCAATCCATTCTTATCTACAATCTCAAGAACAAGGAAAAGCCTAAAGAGGTATTAACGGAAGAATACGTAGAACTATTGACCACCCCACTTGATTTGGCAACTTACAAATCAGCAATCACAGAGGCAATGTTCAAAGGTACAAATCGCAACATTGAAAGCGAAGATACAGGAAAAAACAAGGCGGGCGTGTAAGTGATGAAGTCACATTTACACGCCTTTACTATTACGGAACAGTTCAAATGGGTATGAGCACAGAAGATTTCTGGTTTTGCCCGCTCGGACTGTTCTTGGATTTATGGGAATGTCACAAGCAGTATGTTGGTATCAGTAAGCCAAAAATTGAGTTGTTTATTGACGAAATTTTATCTTTAGGGGTTTAAAGTTGTGGTATAAATACTGAACAACTGAATACGTATTGGACCATAGGACAATATATCGTGGAGTTCGAACAGGAAGGTGAAAATAAAGCTAAGTATGGGACTAGCTTACTGAAAAAACTTTCAAAAGACTTAACTTTAAGGCTTGGGAGAGGTTTTTCTAGGTCTAGTTTGCAAAACATGAGATTGTTTTACCAGCGTTTTCCAATTTGCCAGACAGTGTCTGGCAAATTGAGTTGGTCACATTACATCGAAATAGTTTCGATTGATGATGAGTTAGAACGACAATTTTACATGGTCGAAAGCATAAAAAATCATTGGAGCATTCGAGAATTACGTAGGCAAATTGATTCTGCGTTATTTCCAAGGTTAGCGTTATCCAAAGATAAAGAAGGCATTTTGAAATTAGCTCAAGATGGACAAATTGAGGAAACGGCTCAAGATATTGTCAAGAGTAATTATGTCCTTGAATTTTTAGGATTACCCGAACAAGAGAAAATATTAGAACGCGATATTGAAACGGCGCTAGTAAATCATCTAGAACAGTTTTTGCTAGAGCTTGGGAAAGGGTTCGCGTTTATCGGGCGGCAAGTGAGATTGACTGTCGATAACACGGATTATTACGCAGACTTAGTTTTTTACCACGTTGTACTAAAACGTTATGTAATAATTGATTTGAAAGTTGGGAAAGTTAAACATTCAGATGTCGGACAGATGAACCTATATTTAGGATATTATGCGCTCGATATGAATAACGAAGACGACAATCCACCTATTGGTATTATTCTTGGTGCTGGTAGAGATGACACAATGGTAAAATATGCCACTTACGGTATGGATGTCGATTTATTTATTTCAAAATATCAACTTTATTTGCCTGATGTTGAGGAATTACGAAATTTAGTTAAATCAGAATTTGAGGAGCTAGACGCTGAGTGATTTCGCAGACGATTTTACAAAAAAAATAGGTGATATGTCAAGAGCGCTAGATAAGCTAGATAAGGGAATTCCAACAAATCATTTTGAGGTGGCGCTTCAATATCGCTATGAACTCAGATATGAAAGAGTTAAAAGTCAGAGATAATTAAATAATATTTTTAAGACTGCTTAGGCGGTCTTTTTTCATGCTCAAAAACAACAAGGAAAGGAGACATTTAGGTGTCTGATAATTTTGGCTTAAAAATCGGTGTTGAGGGTGAGAAGGAGTTCAAAAACTCACTCCGAGATATTAATCAGTCGTTCAAGGTACTGGGCTCAGAGATGAAATTAGTATCATCTGAATTTGATAAAAATGACAAGAGCATCAGTGCAGTCTCCGCCAAGAACGCTGTTTTGAATAAATCAATTGATGCTCAAAAAGAAAAAATCGCCACACTTGAAAGCGCATTGAAGAACGCAACTGAAAGTTTTGGTGAAAATGATAAGCGAACACAAAACTGGGCGATTCAATTGAACAATGCCAAAGCGCAACTCAATGGTATGACGCATGAACTTGAAGAGGCAACTGAAGATACTGATGACTTTGGTGAGGAAATCAAAGAAACAGCTGAAGAAACAGAGAAATCTGGTTCTAAGTTTGAAAAGTTCGCAGGTGTTCTCAAGGGAATCGGTGTCACGGTTGGTGCTGTTGCTATTGCAGCGGGTGCTGCGGCCATCAAACTTGGTAAGGAAGTCGTCTCGCAATTTGGCGAACTTGAACAAAACCTTGGTGGGTCTGAGGCGGTATTTCAAAACTATGCTGACCATATGCAAAAGATAGGGGAAGATGCCTATAAAACGATGGGTGTTTCTCAAAGTCAATACCTTGCGACTGCTAATAAAATGGGTGCTCTCTTTCAAGGTTCGGGTGTTGATGTTCAAAAGTCAGCTGAATTGACTGAAAAATCCATGCAACGTGCAGCGGATATGGCATCTGTCATGGGGATTGACATGCAAGTAGCACTTGACTCTGTTGCGGGAGCTGCCAAGGGCAACTTTACCATGATGGATAATCTTGGAGTTTCCATGAATGCCACAAATATTGAGGCTTATGCTCTCGCAAAAGGTCTTGATTTCACATGGAAAACGGCAAGTCAAGCTGAAAAAGCTGAAGTTGCTATGCAGATGTTTTTTGAAAATACTGAGCAGTATGCAGGGAATTTTGAAAGAGAGGCAACACAGACAGTTTCTGGTTCAATTGGACTGCTCCAAGCAGTACTAGGTTCATTTACAGCAGGATTAGGCAATGCGGATGCTGATATGCAAAATCTAACAGGTAATATGGTTGCAGCCTTTCAAGCGGTCATTAAAAATATCGTGCCTGTCATTGAAAACATTGTTAAAGCATTGCCTCAAGCAATCAGTGCAATCCTAACCGCAGTGAGTGATTTATTGCCAATATTACTAACAACTGTAACGACACTTTTTAAATCTGTTTTAGAAACCTTGCTCGCTTTATTACCAAAGTTAATACCAGTAGCTGTTGATGCAGTGCTGACGATTGTTAAAACCTTGATTGAAAACTTGCCACTCATTATTGATGCGGCTTTTCAATTGGTCACGACTTTGGTATCGGGATTAGCTGAGGCGTTGCCCCAATTAATTCCCACTGCAGTCACAGCAATCATCACAATCGTTAATGGTCTGATTGAAAATCTTCCACTGATATTGGATGCAGCTCTCCAGTTGATTTTAGGCTTGGCAGAAGGGCTGATTGCTGCGATTCCAATGTTGGTTGAAAGTTTACCTACGATTATCACGGCATTAGTCGAATTTCTTATCAACTCAATCCCATTGATTATCGACACAGGCATCCAATTATTGACGGCTCTTGTCACGGCTTTACCAACTATCATTGAAGCTATTGTGGTTGCGATTCCAGTGATTATTGAGAATATTATCACGGCAATTATTGGCTCAATTCCCCAATTGATTGATGCTGGGATTCAATTATTGGTCGCTCTGATAGGGGCATTACCACAGATTATCACAACAATTGCCAATGCTATACCACAAATTATAGAGGCGATAACAGGTACATTAGTCAATAACATTGACAAAATAATTATGGCAGGTGTGCAACTACTGGTTGCTTTGGTTCAGAATATGCCACAGATTATTTCGGCAATTGTTTCAGCTATTCCGCAAATCATCAATGGACTTGTTACAGCCTTTGACTCTTATATTTCAACTATGGGAACGATTGGTTTTAATCTCATCAGTGGTGTATGGAATGGTATCTCAAACGCTGGAGATTGGTTGAGGAGCAAGATTTCAGGGTTCTTCGGTGGTGTCGTTGATAATATCAAGGATTTCTTTGGTATTCATTCGCCATCAACGCTATTTAGAGATCAGATTGGTAAAAACATGGCACTGGGGATCGGCGTTGGGTTTGATGGGGAAATGGCTAAAATCTCCAAAGAAATGCAAGAGGCAATTCCAACTGAATTTGATGTGCCGAACTTTGATATTAAGACAGGCATCCACACAGCAGTTGATAGCATGGGTGCAACTGTCAGTCTAGCTGATTTGGCAGTGAAAATGGATGCAATCTCAGAGATGTTCCCATTGCTTTTAAAGGCACTTGATTTGAAAGTGGTACTTGATGATGGGACACTGGTTGGTCGGTTGACACCAGAAATTGACAAGGCTTTAGCCCAATTGAAAAAGCGTAATCTGGCATGGTAAGGAGGTGAGGAGATGAACGCTTTTATATTAGATGACACAATTAATTCCAGAACCAATCTAGGACTTCGGATAACTCAACCGCCGACAATTCCAATGTCAGAACAGCTTGCGGATACGATTGAAATTGATGGACGAGAAGGCACCCTCAAAATTTTAAAAGGTTGGGCAGACATCACATTCACTTTCAAGGTTGCAACATCAAGTCAAACACAATGGCGAGACGTTTTGCCACAATTAATCAAGGCAAAACGCATTACTTTTAGTAATGACAACACTGTTCATTTCAAAATCAAGCAAGTAAAGGCAAGTGGACTCACACAGTTATTATCTAGCCTTTGGGAGAGTGAGCTGACTTTTGTTTGTGCGCCATTTCGTTACTTGAACAATGTGGCAATTTTGAATCGAACAAGTTCAGGTGTGGTCACTAACAACGGTGGTGTTTATTCATTACCTAGAATCAAGGTATACGGTACAGGTACAAGAACACTGACCATTAACGGAAAGCCAATCGTCCTGAATTTACTGCAAGATTCTCTCATCATTGATAGTGAATTGAAAGAATGTTATCACGGTAATACGGCTCAAAATAATTATATGACAGGTGATTTTCCAATCTTCAATGTTGGCAACAATCAAGTAACGCTTGGCACAGGCATAACCAAACTAGAAATAGAACCGAGGTGGCGCTATTTATGATTTCTTATTTTGATAAAACAGAGACAAGCTTCACAAATAACGGTTTAGGTATTCTTGATGATTATGTGATAAATCCAATTGTATCTGAAGAGTTGAATGGTCTGTTCATGCTTGAATTTGACTACCCAATCCATGCGCCACATAGTGAGAAACTTGTCTCAGAAATAATTGTGCGAGCCCCTGTACCAGAACTGGCAGACCAGTTGTTCAGAATCAGTGAAAGAAGTGAGGCACTTGGTGGATTACGTCATATTGTCGCTTATCATGTCTTTTATGATTTGGCGAAAAATCTGATTGAAGATACGTTTATCACCATTAAAAATGGTAGCGGAGCTTTGAATCAATTGCTCAACGCCACGCAGTATTCCCATAATTTTACAGGTGCATCAAATATCAGTACAACAAATAATGCGAGACTGGTGCGATTAAATCCTGCTGAGGTATTACTTGATACAGATTTGGATAATAGTTTTCAAGCGAGATGGGGTGGCGAAATCACTCGTGATAATTTTCATATCATCATGAGCAACAAACGTGGCAGCGATAATGGCGTGCAGATTCGAGACAAGAAGAATCTTACAGGCTACAAATCAACTATTGATTATTCAAGCATTGTCACTCGGATAATGCCAGAAGGCTCTGATGGTCTGTTCTTACCAGAAAAATATGTGGACAGTCCTCGAATCAATCACTACGTTGCACCTAAAATTAAGGTCATCAAGTATGATTCAGTCAAGGTTGGAACGAATGAGGGCGAACTGACTCAAGCACAAGCCTGTGCCAAACTACGAGAATTAGCTAACCAAGAATATTCTAAAAACCATATTGACCTACCAATCGCAACCTATGAAGTTGAATTTGCGCCACTTGAAAAAACGGAAGAATATAAAGATTTCGCAGCACTTGAAACGGTTAATATTGGCGATACGGTATCTGTGATTCATGAAGAAGACGGACTAAATATCACGGCACGGATGATGTCTTATACTTACAATCCATTGTTACAAGCCTACATTTCTGTTTCCCTCGGTAATGTTACACCAAAATTTACGGACATTGCTAAAGACATTAAACGAGTAGATACTCATGTCAAACAAGCGGTAGATGATGCCAACTATGCTTTAACCTCTGCGAATGGGAAAAATACGAATTATTTCGGGACAGTCACACCCAATCATCCACGGATTGGCGATATTTGGTATAAGGAAAATGGCGATAAGATTGAGTTGTGGATTTATGAAACAAGAGAGGGCGTCACACAATGGTATCTCTTGGTTTCCGAAACCACCCAAGAAGAAATCGAGTTCAGTATTCATGAGATTTTAGACCCAGCCATGGCAGAACTGCAGGAAAACTTATCTGCCAAAGACCAATTACTAGAGGCATTGGAACAAGCAAGAATCATTGCAGAGGCGGAAATCGCTGAGAATGAAAGCCTCCTTGCACAACTTGATGAAGAACTTGAACAAACCAAAACCCAATTGACGGCGGATTTGGCAGAAAATCAAGCCCTTCAAACCCAGCTAGCAGAAGATTTATCACAGGCTCAATCACAAATGAATGCGCAAATCACACAAGCATTGAGTGAAACTGAAACTGCTAAAACAAATGCCAACAATGCCGTAGCGAAAGCAGATAGTGCTATCGAAAATGCAAGTACAGCCTTGACACAAGCACAAAATGCTCATGCGAAATCGGTCAAAAGTTCTGCCGTGACATATCAAGCAAGTTCGTCTGGTACAACTGCACCAACAAGCACGTGGGGAGCGACAATCCCAGTTGTAACTGCTGGTCAATATTTGTGGACGAGAACAGTTTTTACCTTGCAGGATAATTCAACCGTCACAAGTTATTCAGTTGGTATGAAAGGTCTGACAGGAGAGACTGGTGCAACAGGGGCAAAAGGCGCTGATGGTTCTACTGGAACAAATGCCCCAACTATCACAACCGTCCAAGACCAGTTCTATCTGTCAACATCACAAACAGCCCAATCGGGCGGTTCATGGGGAACAGCTGTGCCAACTTGGGCAAGTGGAAAATACTACTGGTCGAGAGTAGCAACTACCTTTAGTAATGGCACAACAACTTACTCTACCCCAGTTTTGGATGTAGCTCTGAATCAAGCGCTGGTATCAACTTTAGAGGTTCAAACAACAGCTGCAACGATTCAAACGACAATCACACAACATGCGACCTTGATTGCAACAAAGGCAAGTCAAAGTTCGGTGGATAGTTTGACAGGTAGAATGACCACTGCTGAAACATCCATCACAGAACACGCAGGACAGATTGCTTTGAAAGCCAGTCAGACTTCGCTTAATAGTCTAACCAACAGAGTAACAACCGCTGAAAGTTCCATCACACAACATGCAGGCTTGATTCAACTGAAAGCAAGTCAAAGTTCTGTAGATAGTTTGAATGGAAAAATAACAACGGCTGAGAGTAAAATCACGCAAATGGCAACAGACATTAATCTTCGAGTCACAAAAGCCGATATCATTAATCAAATCAACCTATCAAGCGAAGGCATTTTGATTTCCGCAAACAAGCTAACGATTGAAACGGCTGGCAATCTATTCATCAATTCAGAATTTCATTCGAATAATGTATTGGACGGTTGGAGTCAGCGCCAAGGTGGTCTAACGAGAGGATTTGGCATCTCAGATTCCTATTATACAGATAAGGCAGGTTCAAGGAGTCACTATATTGCCTTCAATAATTTGACAGATGATGTGACAACGGCTGATTGGCGAACACTTGAGCAGATATTTCGTGCGAGAGCCAACTCAATATGGTCAATGAGTGCAGTGGTTTATTTCTATAGCAGAGGAACCGTTGCCGCAGGGGATTACAAATTAAAAATCGAGTTTCTGGATAGTACAGGTGCCATATTGCAAGAGAATAATGGCACTGTTGTCACAACAACAGGAACAACTGTTCAAAAATTAGAAAACGCCATAGCCCCTGCAAGTACAACACAAATAAGAGCCATGCTTGTTGTAAAAGGTCAAGTCAGATTATATGCGACACGGTTTATGTTGAATTATGGGACAAAGGTAGCCCCCTATTCATCATCAGCGGGTGCGTTATCGGTCGTTGGCAATATGGTTGTGACAGGCGCTATCACAGGTGATAAAATCACAGTCGACACAGGATTCTTCGACAAAATCAATGCTGTAAGTGGTAATTTCACAAACATCAATGCGACAAAAATCACAACAGGCACCTTGTCGGTTGACCGCTTAGCTGCCAATGCCATCGTTGCAGGAAAACTTGCGACCAATTCCGTCATAACGGAGAAAATCAATGCAGGAGCCGTGACTGCTGCAAAAATGACCATTGATGCGGCATTCATCACAAAACTTAACGCAGTATCTGCGACCATTCAAAATTTGAATGCAAGTAACATTACCACAGGCACCCTGTCAGTCGACCGTTTAGCCGCCAATTCCATCGTGGCAGGAAAACTGACCATCAGCACCTTATCATCCATCTCGGCAAATGTCGGCACGCTCACATCAGGCACTATCAATGCAAGTGGGGTAAATGTTATCAATCTCAATGCCGCTAATATCACAACAGGGACATTAAATGCGGCAAGAATTGGGGCGAATACGATCACAGCAGACAAAATTAAAGCAACAAGTTTGGACTTGTTTGCCACAGATACGTATACCAATGTCACGGCAACAGGGATGAGGATTCAAAGCAAAGCTCAGATTATCTTTGCCAACTGGAAAGATAGTAGTGGGAACACTATGAGCACCCAAGGTTTGTATATTGGTGGTTATGGTTCTGGAACGAAACATATCGCCTTTACTCGCTCGAATGGCACAACTTTTATGTTAAGAGCCGAAACAGGGATGGACTATGGTGCAAATACCAATGTGGCGACAGGTGCCTTAAATATTTATGATTATGTCCATGTTTGGAATGCACTAAGAGCTCATGGGCATATTATTACGGAGGGCGGTGCCTTTGTCTTTAACGCGACAACAGATGCAACGATTCAATATGCAGTCGATAAGTGTACCATGAATTTTCGTGTTCCGGGTGGGCAATCGGGTGGCAGTTATTTCTGGTTCAATCAAAAGATTCTCAGTGCGGACGGCTTTGCCTCAAGTTCACTTTTGTCACTAAAGGATGTCAAGGGTAACTATAAGGGAGATGCACTGTCAGAAATCTGTCAAACGGATATTGTTGAGTACACCTACAAGAACAATCCGCATGACAGACAGTTATCACCGATTATTGACGATTTACATCAGACAAAAGCGTATTATTTACCAGACATCATTCATGATGAACAGGCGGTAAATTTATATGCGATGACTTCGCTCTCTTGGATAGCGATTCAGCAATTAGCAAATAAAATAGAAAAATTGGAGGAAAAAAATCAATGCTTACATTTAACAATGAGGAACTTGTCCCAATTGTCAACTTTCTCGGAACTTTAGAACTTACTCCTAAAGTCAGCCGTTGTCGCACAAAACTCGTCAAAAAATTAATGGCAAAAGTTGAGGCCTTTGGGGCAGATGAAAAAGCGTTACTAGAACTATATGGCGAACGTGATGAGGACGGAAAACTTGTCGAAAGTGACTCAGGGTATCGCTTACAAGTGGAAAGTGCGAGTGACTATCATGCCGAATATCAAGACTTATTGAACGAAAACGTGAATATAGACATTGCGGAAATTAAGGACCAGATACGTCTCTTGGTTACAGCACTAAACGAGCTTGATATAAAATTAGCCAATCAAGATGCCATGATTTTTGATGAATTAATGGAAAAACTAGAGGAGGAACTTTAAATGGCTTTGACAAACTTAATCTCACAAGGCACGATTTCAGCATCATCCAACATCAATGGAGCAGATGCGGTCTACTATTCGGCGAATGTTTCAACGGATGGCAATTTCAATATTTCAGTCACAGGTCAGATTGCGAATGCGATTTTTGACGCTGATAAAAAAGTCTCAACAGAAGTAAAAAGTGATCTCACAAAGTTTATCACGGAGACTTACAAACAAGCACAGGCAAAGCGTGCAAGTTATGTCCCACAAACGACTGACGAAATAAGCGGATAGAAGAATAAATCTAAAAAAGTAATTACTCTAAGGCATTTTGAAACTATGGTTTTGAAGTGCCTTTTATCATGCAGAAAGTGAGGATACGAAAATGAAAGAAACATGGAACTGGATTCAAATAGCACTTAGTGCAGTAGGCGGATTCACAGGTTGGTTTTTAGGAGGATTTGACGGATTGTTATATACACTGGTCGCCTTTGTGGTCGTTGACTACATCACAGGCATTCTGCGAGCGGTCGCAGATAAGAAGTTATCAAGCAAAATTGGTGCACACGGCATTACAAAGAAAATCATGATTTTCTTATTGGTTGGTGTCGCACATTTGCTTGACTTAGAGATTATTGGCAACGGCAGTATCTTGCGAGATGCAGTCATTTTCTTTTACATTTCAAACGAGGGCATTTCTCTTTTGGAAAATGCCAGCAAGATTGGTTTACCAATCCCACAAAAATTAACGGATATTTTAGAACAATTACACGACAAAACGGAGGATAAATAACATGAGTATTAGTACATTAGCAAGTCCATTTGGCTTTCAGAGTTTCCCACATTTCACAGCAGGACGTTCTGGTGCGAAAATAGATAAAATCGTCATTCATCACATGGCAACTACTAACTTTGATAGCGTACCAAGTATTTGGCAAACACGTCAAGCTTCAGCACATTATGGCATTGGCAAGAACGGAGAAATTCATGCTTATGTAGATGAGAACAACACGGCATGGCACGCAGGAAACTGGAATGCGAATATTTCAAGTATCGGAATTGAACATTGTAATAGCACAGGTAGTCCAGCTTGGGGAATTAATCAAGCTACGATTGACGCCAGTGCGAAATTGTGTGCGGATATTGCCAAACGTCAAGGCTTAGGGCAACTCGTCCCATATAAAAATATCTTCCCACATTCGCACTTCTCAGCGACTGCTTGTCCAGGACAATTACTGAATAAATTGCAGTATATTGCGGATAAGGCGAATGCGATTAATAATAGCACTCCTGCTCCAATAGCACCATCAAGTGTCCTTTATCGAGTCCGTAAAACATGGGCAGACGTGAAATCACAAAAGGGTGCATTCAAGGATTTAGCTAATGCCAAGAAATGTGCGGATAGTAACAAAGGCTATTCAGTATTTGACGGTAATGGCAAATCAGTATATACGAGTAGCACATCAGCACCAACGCCACAACCAGTCAAACCAGATTTGACAGCAATCGCTAAACAAGTCATTGCAGGAAACTTTGGCAATGGTGCAGACCGCAAGCGCAACCTTGAGGCAAAAGGTTACAACTACGATCAAGTACAAGCCAAGGTCAATGAACTGCTTGGTAGTACACCAGTTTCAAAACCAGCGGTAGATTTGAACGCCATAGCTGATGCGGTCATCCGTGGCGACTATGGCAATGGCGATACCAGACGGCAACGTATTATAGCAGCGGGTTATGACTACAATGCAGTTCAAGCACTCGTGAATAAAAAATTAGGATAATAACCAAAAGCCTGTAAGGATGTAGCATTACATTCTTACAGGCTTTTTTCTTTTGTCAAAATTTCTGACTACTAGAGGGTTCGATTTTCACTGATTCTTCGCTTATAGATAAGGACAGAAGAAATTTATATCAGAAGGGTTTACTTCATTCAAATTTCTTCGCCTGTAACTTGAGGAGGAAGAAATTATGAATGACTATCAAAGAGAACAAATAAAGAATTTACGCCATCAAGGGTTGGGTTATAAGCGAGTAGCTATGGCACTAGAACTACCCGTTGATACAATCAAATCATTTTGTCGGAAGAATCAGCTTACTGGCGTGATGGCGAAACCAAATACTGATGTTTCCATTGGATTTTACTGCAAAGAATGTGGCAAGGAATTACGCCAAGAGGAGAAGAAAAAACAACTGAAGTTTTGTAGCGCTACTTGTCGTGATATATGGTGGCGAAAACATCGAAATGAATCCAAAAAAGGTAAAGCTAAAGTCATCTCCTGTAAATATTGTGGCAAAGAATTTTTAGCTTACCAACATGAAAAAAGAAAATATTGCTCGCATGAATGTTATGTGACTGACCGTTTTAAAGGTGGTGAGCATCATGAGTGAGAAAGAAATCAAAAATGACATGATGTATTCGGTTTCACTTTCTTTGGCTAAATCCATGCTTGAAAAAGGCATCGTTACGGAGAGCGATTATAGAAAAATAGATGCTTTTCTTCTTGAAAAATATCAACCATATATAGGTCTATTATTAGCTGATAAGGCTTGACTTTACAAGGCTTTAGAGTGATATATGGTAGTGGAAAGAAAGGAGGAAAACCATGAAAACAATACAGAAAATCGACGCAAAAACGCCTCAATTTGAAAAGCGAAAACGGGTGGCGGCTTACGCTAGAGTGTCCGTTGAAAAAGGTAGAACCATGCACTCACTATCTGCTCAAGTCAGTTACTATAGTTCATACATACAGAACAATCCCGAATGGGCGTATGTAGGCGTGTATTCTGACGGAGGTATATCTGGAACAAGCACAGGTGCAAGAACAGAATTTCAACGAATGATAGCCGATTGCGAGAAAGGTCAAATCGACATCATTTTGACAAAATCTATTTCACGGTTTGCAAGAAACACAGTAGACTTGCTTGAGACAGTCAGACACTTACGAGAGATTGGCGTTGAGGTGAGATTTGAAAAAGAGAATATACGCTCTTTAAGCGGTGATGGTGAGTTGATGTTATCAATTCTTGCCTCATTTGCACAAGAGGAAAGTCGCTCTATTTCAGAAAACATCAAGTGGGTGATACAAAAACGTTACAAGCAAGGTCTGCCAAATTCCAAGCAAAATCTCTATGGCTACCGCTGGATTGGGGAAGAATTGATTGTTGTTCCTGAAGAGGCAGAGAATGTGAAATTCATCTTTGACAGTTATTTGAATAAAATTTCAGCTGAACAGACAGCGAAAAAGTTAAATGAAATGGGGTGTAAAAGTTTTCGCGGTGGGAGATTTGGTGGTCCCGCTGTTCGCGCAATACTTCTGAATATCACGTATACTGGGACACTTCATCTTCAAAAAGAATATATCGTGGATTCAATTACCAAAAAGAGTAAACGCAACAAAGGAGAATTGCCACAGTATTTTGTGGAAAATCATCATGAACCAATTATTTCAATGGAGACTTGGCATGCGGTAACAGAGGAACGAGCTAGACGCCTTTCGGAGGGGGCAACATCTAATTGGAGTTTGAACACCACTTGCTTTACAAGCAAAATCAAATGTGGGCATTGTGGTAAGAACTTTCAAAGAAAACAACGCAAAAAGATAAAAAGTCCTTATCGCTATTGGTGTTGTGCAACCAAGAATAATAAGGGTAAAAAATATTGTCAATCCTGTAATATCAAAGAATGGCAATTGGAGGAAATTTCTGCAGAAGTTTTGGGTTTATCAAAATTTGATAGTGATGTGTTTATCAATAAAATAAAACAAATCAGTATTCAAGACCATGAACTTATATTTCTGTTCAAAGACGGTCATTCTGAAACTCGGACATATGAATCGCATACGTCTTCAAGAACTCCTGAGTGGACGAGAGAAATGAGAACGCAAATGAGCGAGTTTCAAAAGAATAAATGGAGGGAAAGACGTGACAAAGAAAGTAACAACAATACCAGCAACGATTGGCAAGTTTAGTCAGACACCGATAAATGAAATGAAGAAACGTAAAGTTGCCGCCTATGCTCGTGTTTCAACTGACCACGAAGACCAAGTGTCAAGCTATGAGGCACAGATTGATTACTACACGAATTACATCAAGGGTCGTGAAGATTGGGAGTTTGCGGGAATGTTTGCGGACGAAGGAATTACAGCGACTAATACCAAAAAGCGTGTCGGGTTTAAAAAGATGATAGCTGAGGCACTTGACGGTCATATCAACCTTATCATCACGAAGTCCGTCAGTAGGTTTGCGAGGAACACGGTAGATAGCTTAAGCACCATACGAAAGCTAAAAGAACATGGCGTGGAGTGTTATTTTGAGAAAGAGAACATTTGGACTTTTGACGGCAAAGGGGAACTCCTGCTTACCATTATGAGTTCCCTTGCTCAAGAGGAGTCAAGGTCAATTTCAGAAAACTGTACTTGGGGTCAGCGAAAGAGATTTTCTGACGGAAAAGTGACAGTGCCCTTTAAGAGATTTCTCGGCTACGATATGGGCGAAGATAGAAACCTTGTGATAAACGAAGAACAAGCCATCACGGTTCGCAGAATTTACGGTTTGTTTCTAAAAGGCATATCCCCTCATGCCATAGCTAGACAATTATCTGATGAAGGGATATTATCACCGGGTGGCAAACCAAAATGGAATCCGAGTAATATAAAAAGTATTTTAAGCAACGAAAAGTATAAAGGTGATGCATTACTCCAAAAATCTTACACAATCGACTTCTTATCCAAGAAAAAGAAAGCCAACGAAGGCGAGATTCCACAGTATTATGTCAAAGGTAATCACCCAGCAATTATCAGCCCAGAAGTGTTTGACATGGTACAAAAGCAATTGGCTTTAAGAAAGAATGGCAAGAACAGATACAGCAGTGTGAATATTTTTTCAAGTAAGATAAAATGTGGAGATTGTAGCAGTTGGTATGGCTCAAAGGTTTGGCACTCCACGGATAAGTACCGAAGAACTATATGGCAGTGCAATCATAAGTTTGAGGGGGAGAAATGTCAAACGCCACATCTTAAAGAAGATGACATCAAGCAAATATTCATCAAGGCAACTAATCAGTTAATTGACAACAAAGCTGAAATACTTGAGAACTTTGACACCATTAAAGGTATGCTGTTTTCAACTGAGAAACTTGAAAAAGAGGAAACGGAGCTAGAAAATGAAATCAACGTGGTTGCAGGGTTGATTCAAGAAGTTATCGCTGAGAACTCACGAGTCGCACTTGACCAAGCAGAATACGAGAAACGGTATAATAGCTTGGTTGAAAGGTTTGATAGGGCGAATGTTAGACAGGCAAAAGTCAAAGAGCAGATAGTTGAAAAGCAAGCACGCAGGGAACAGATTGAGATGTTTCTGAAAGAACTTGAGAGTTTGGATTTGATTACTGATTTTGATGAGGACTTGTGGTGCAGTCTGGTTGATTTCATTGAGGTCAATAGGGACGGAGGTATAAAAGTTAGATTTAAGGACGGGACGGAGATAGACAAATAGGAAGAAAATGAAAGGATGGCATTCTGCATTGATTGTGGAGTGCTGTTTTTGTATTTATAAAAAACAATTTTCAGCTTAAGGCGGCTATCAAATAAATGTTCAAAATGATATAATTGTGATATTGAGAAAAGTTGACGGAGAAAAGAATATATGAACAGAGTGAGAGCAACATTAAATGCAGGAGGTGTGTACTAATGGATGAAATTACTGTTGATTTATCACAACATGTATTTGGGGATGGAATAAAGGTATTTAAAGATTCAGAAGTTACCCTTAAAAATAAAAATTTTATTTTTGCTAGAAACGGTTCTGGAAAATCTACATTTGCAGAAATTATCAAACACCAATTTTCTTCAAAATATGATGTTGAATTATACCAAGGATTTGATGCTTTACTAGGTGAAAATAAAAATTTAGATGCCTTTACATTAGCGGTAAATGCAGATAAGAATGAAGATGAAATTGAAAAGAAAGAATTCGATATTCAAGAGAAGAAAAAAGTTGTTAAAGGAATTAAAAATTCATTAATTGAGCCAGATAATGCTAAAACTGTAAATTATTTTACAAGTTTAAAAAAAGCAGAATCTGAGAAAGCTAAAAAATCAAAAGAAATAACTGATTTTTACAAGAAATCAGCTGCAAAAATTAAGAACTGCTCGGATCCTCAGATTGCTAAGACAACTTATCAAAGAAAAGATTTTGAGGATGAAATCCCTAAAGCATCCTTGTTGCAAGATATTGAAATAGAGACTTTAAGAGAAATATTACAATCAAATGCAAAATCAGCTGACAAGTTACCATGCGTAGATTTTGAGTTTCGTACAATTTTTGAGAGCGTTAATGAAATTTTAAATAGCGAAGTTAAAGAAAAAACTATAATTAATAGATTTTATAATAATCAAGAAAAAACAAATTTTGCACAAAAGGGATTAGAAATTCATGCTCATAATAATGGAGAAGTTTGTGCCTTTTGTGGAAACGAAATATCACAAGCAACATTTGATGAACTTGAAAATTATTTCTCAGCTGACGAGGTCAAAGAACTACAAAATATAATTTTAAAAAAGAAAAAAGAGGTGGAACACCAAATTGAACAAATTAATATTATTAAACTGAATGAGTCAGGTTTTAATTCACCCTACATTGAGGAGGCAAAAAAATGCTATGAAGAGATTGAGAAGCAAAAAATAGAAGCAATCCAATTTTTGGACAAAATCAAAAGTGCTCTTGAAGGTAAAGAAAAGAATTTATTCAGTAAAACGGAGCAATTGATGTTAGATATTCCAAGTAGTATTGATACTGAACCATTAAATGAAATTATTGATAAAAATAATAATTTTGGGAAAAATATCGAGAGTGAAAAAACAAAGTCTAAAGAAAAATTACGTTATCATGAGATTAAATGTTTATTAAATGAATTTAATTTTGATGTCAAAAAATCTGAATCAAAAAAAGCTGATGAGTTGTTTGAAAGTGCTCAAAATGATTTTGACGAGAAAGAAAAAGAGAGACAGTCTGTTCAAAATGATATAGATAATTTGAAGAGTGAAATCGAAAAATTAAAACCAAAAGCAGAAAAGCAAGCTGTTATTAATATCAATAAAAGATTAAAGGTATCAGTACCATGGCAAGTAGACTATTATTCGAATGAAGATTCTGGATACTATCGAATTGTGCAGAATGATGTGGAAGGTAATCCTACTTATAGAGGAGTGAAGGAGCTTTCAACGGGAGAAAAAAATGTAATAGCGTTTCTGTATTTTATAGAAAAACTTGAAGAAAAACTTGAAGAAAATCAAAATAAAACTTCATTGCCTAAAATTATTATTTTTGATGACCCTATGAACTCTAATGATGCAACAATGCAATATTTAATAATTACGGAACTCCAGAGATTATATCAAGGTAAAGAAAGCCATAAATGCAATCCGCAAAGGGATTACTTATTGATTTTAACACATAACATTCATTTTTATTTAAATGTTCAACCCCATGGAAATTTCAAAGAGTTAAAAAAACAAAATGTTGATGGGGAAGATATAGTAAAAGAAATTTCAAAATACGATAAAATTAATTTTTATCGCTTGGAATCAGGACGGTTTAATTTAATTAAGAGTGAGAAAGAAGATTTTAAAACAAACTATGATGCACTGTGGGTAGAACTTCAGGATTTATCAAAAAATGGGTTAAGAAATTCTATGCTTAATTCAATGCGCCGTATTATTGAAACATATATGGAATTTACTAAAATTAGTCAGGATAATTTTTATCGAGGAAATGAACAGTATTTAAAATTGTTTAATGTAAATTCGCATTCAGCCATTGATAGTCTGTCAGCTGAATCATTTACTGAGTCTACTGAAGAGTTATTGGAACTTTTTAAGCAAATATTTATTGATAATGATGCCAATAGTCATTTCGATGCACATTGGAAAGGGTCGTTGACAAAATCTCGTAACTAAGTATTAGACGAAATAAAAAATAATATTTGACTTTGCACTCTACCAAATCAGTAGGGTGCTTTTAAATGCTCTAAAATCCCTGCAATACAATATTTCCCCGCACCCAATTTCTCCGAGTACCCAAAATGTCAGAGTTCTACCCAATTTGTCAGAGTAAAAAGGCAAAATGTCAGAGTTCAAACCCAAATTGTCAGTGTATCAAAGACAACGTCTTAATAGATCCGCCATATAACACAGGGAAAGATTTCGTTTATCACGATAACTTCAAACAAACGCAAAAAGAAGCTGATATCGCTGATGGCAGTGTTGATGAGTACGGCAACCGTCTGGTTAAAAATGAAAAGTCAAATGGTCGCTATCATTCTGATTGGTTGAGTATGATGTATCCACGCTTGAAATTGGCGCGTAATTTGTTGAGTGATACTGGGGTGATTTTTGTCAGTATTGATGATAATGAACAGGCTAATTTGAAGTTGTTGATGGATGAGGTTTTTGGGGAAGATAATTTTGTCGCTTCGGTTCCGGTTATTAGTAATTTAAAAGGTAATCAAGATCAATTTGCATTCGCAGGAACACATGAATATTTGGTAGTGACCTCAAAGAATGTAGAAAAGGCTGAATTTGGAAATTTGTCAATAGACGATGAAAGTATAAATGATTGGGAAATTGATGATAATGGATACTTTAAGAAAGGAGCGAATCTCAAGTCTACTGGAGTAAATGCACCCAGGGAAAAACGCCCTAATTTGTTTTATCCAGTATATTTGAATAGCCAAAAACAGGTATCACTTCATAAAATAAATGATGATGATATTGAATTGCTTCCGATAACTAATGGTCAAGAAATGTCATGGCGTTGGTCGAAAGAAAAAATGTCGAATCAACTTTATGACGTTATTGTCACTAATTCAGAAAATGGATTTTCTTTGTATAAAAAGCAACGACCTGAGCTGGGGGATTTACCGTCAAAGAAACCAAAATCAGTATTTTATAAACCAGAGTATAGTTCTGGAAATGGTACAAATCAAATAAAGAATTTGTTAGGTGATAAGTTATTTTCCAGTCCTAAGGCCGTTGATTTAATAAAAGATATAATTCAAATTTCCACAGATTCAGGCAGTTTGATTCTGGATTTCTTTGCGGGTTCTGGAACAACAGCAGATGCAGCCATGCAACTTAATAAAGAAGATGGCGGCAATCGTAAGTTTATTGTTGCGACATTAGATGAAGAAACGCCCGAAAATTCTGAAGCCCGCAAAGCTGGATATTCTACAATTGATCAAATTTCCCGCGAACGCATCCGTCGTGCAGCTGCAAAGATTGGTGACACAAGCGGATTCCGTGCATTGAAAGTCGATAAAGTTGGTATCAAAGAAGATGTGTTCAAAACAGCCGATAATTTAAATCAAGAATCTCTCTTGCTTGATGTAGATAATCAAGCAGATGAACGCAGTGATTTTGATTTACTATATGATGTTTTGGTTGATGGCGCTTTGGAATACAACCGTCAAATTTCAAACGAGACAATAAATGATGAAGAAACCATCAAGTACGACTATTTTGGTGAATTATCTGGTGTGATTGCGTACTTTGGCGATAATCTTACTGATGAATTGACCCGCGAAATTGCCAAGCTAAAGCCACTTATTGCTGTATTTAAAGAAACTACTTTTAATAAGTCTGCTGATAAGGTCAATGTTCTAGAACAATTCCGGATTATTAGCCCTGATACGAAAGTCAAGGTGATTTGATATGCCAGCATATGGAGATGATAATCGTAAAAAAATTATTTTTAATTATTATCAATTATTTGTAGACCGAAAAGTAGGAGAGGAGAGAAAAAAATTCTTGTTTGATTTGTCACAGTGGGCCACTGACATTATGGAACCGATTACATCTGTTGAAGAAAAAAACTGGGATTTTGGTGGAGACACTGTTAGATTACAAAAGCAAACTCTTAATGAACATAATCAACTCGAAATGCAATTTATGCGTCTATCAGAAACACAAATGTCTTATGTTGGGAAACGTGATTCAGATGAAGAAGAAGACTTTGAATTAGAAGATAATGAATTTCCAGCACAAGACACCTTTGCAATTTTTGATCCTGAAAATTCGGTGTTAATGCTGCAAAGAAATATTCAGGGACTATCCTTTAAAGGGATAACAGAATATATTAATCATTTTTGGAATAAGGGACGAGATGCAGATGATAAGGAAATTATTGAATTGATCCCTATAATCTCAAAAGATGCGTTTTCTAAAGCAAAATTAGCACATGGATTTAAAAAAATAACAGTAAAGACTGCTAATAAATATGATTCAAAGCGAAATATTGTGCAGAAAATTGGGAATTCTTTTAGTGGTGTATTGGAAAATATAATTGCTGCCGCAGAACCAGTTTCGGGATTAGATGTCGAATTCACAATATCAACTGCACCACGAAGTAAAGAAAACTTATTGGATGATAGGCAAGTCAACGAAATTTTAAATGAAATCGAACAAAATCCAAATTCTGTTGGCAAAGCAAGCGTTTCATATATTAACGAAAATAATAAAATGGAAATACTTAATCTATTAAAGGCGACTATCAAGGACGAGTATATATTTGAGTTGCCACCAAAATCTCGGTTACGTCCGGATGTGGTTTTATATGAAATGCAAGGGATTTATAACGGGAACATTAACAGGGAAGCTAGGAAAACTTCTATTAATCAAGCAATTCGGTAAATGATATGAAAAATACACTGTTAAATAGAATTTACCCCTGGTTATTAGGAGTTATATTGTTAATTGTTTCTTTCTGGTTGAATTGGCATGTGGGTATGCAGGGTTACGAAAATATACTTGAATCAATAATTCAGTTCTCGGGATTAGTCATAGGATTTTATACTGCAATGTATGGGTTAGTCTTTATTGCAGATAGCAAGCTATTGAAAACATTTAGAGATAATGATTTAGATAAAATTTTTCAGTCTAATTTGATTCAATCTCTATCTTTTTCGTTTATGGCATATGTTGTTTCTTTGATAATGCAGGCGTTAAGATTTAATTCCAGCATTGTACTTAGACTTAATTCCCTACATTTTTTTGTGAAATGGAATGAACTTGGATTTTGGATATGGATATTTGTCGTTGGTGTATTTGTCGGGATGTCCTATCGTACAATCAGACTGCTTTTGAAAATGTTGTTCTATACAGAAAATAAAGCGAAGCGATTACCCAGTACGTCAGATTTTGAGAATGATCAAGAAAAAAGTGAAAGACTAAGTAAGATAGAGAGAAGTAAGTAAAAAATTTTATCAAAAATAAAAACGCCTCACGGTGTTCAATCATCTGAAAATAATTGCATGACATTTTGACCTTTAGTCAAAACATGCGTGACGTAGACTGCCTTTTCAGATTTATCGATATAAAATAGTGCAAGGTATTGTTGGTAGGGCATGAAATATTGATAGTTATGCTGACCTCAAAACGATTTTTCACAAAAGGAAAGCCGTCTGCGCTATAACTGAGCCGATTTGCACCTTTAACAATATTGAACATCGTTTTTCTGGCAGTATCAGGGCTTTTGAATTTATCATTGATATAATGACCGATCGCAATAATTTCTTGTTGTGCGATTTCAGTAATCAGGACTTGATAATCACTCAA